ACGAGGGTTCTTTATTTCCTGTTGGTGGAATAAGAATGACAATTAGGTGTATGTACGAATATCAAGCTGGAACACCATAGGATAAATTATGAAAAACGAAAAACTATTAGATAAAATATCTAAGAAAATAGATCAGATAGAAAAGCTACACGATAAAGAATCTATGCTTTGCGAAGAAGTAAAAGACTTAGTAGAAGAAATTAGAGAAAATTCTTTAGAAGATGAAGATGGTACTTGGGAAGAAGAAGATGTATCAGATGAGTTTGAAGAAGATTTTGAAGAAGATGAAGAAGATATTGACGAAGAAGACGATAAACTGTAAAAGGACTTATGGCTAAGGATATTAAATTATATAAAGATAATTCAGAGATAGTTATTAATGAATCTAATCTTGAACATTTTTTAAGACTAGGCTATAAGCAAGAAAAACAAACTAAACCAAAATCTAACAAGGATAAAAAGACATGGCAACACATCACGGAAAAGAAGGAGTTGTAACAGTTGGTGGAACAGCAGTTGGGGAACTAACTAGCTTTACACTTGAAACTACAGGAGATGTAGTAGAAGATACAGCTTTAACAGATGCAACTAAATCATTTGTAACAGGCAGAACTTCATTCTCTGGTACTTTAGAAATGCACTTTGATGAAACTGATGCTCAACAAGAAAGTTTAACTGCTGGTTCTTCTATCTCATTTGTTTTATTACCAGAGGGTAATGATTCAGGAGATGCAAGTTACACAGGAACAGGAATTGTTACAGGCATGAGTATTAATAACTCAATGGACGCAATCGTTTCAAGAAGTGTTACTTTTCAAGGTACAGGGGCTTTAACTGTAGGAACTGTATAATTCATAATTTATGAAATTAATAGATTCTGCTAAAAACCATTTTGAATCTTTAGGTGTTCAACATTTAGAGGTAGAAGAATGGAAAGATGAAGCTGGTAATCCAAGTGTAATATATTGGAATCCAATAACACTTTCTGAAAAAAATAAACTTTTTAAGAAATCAGATAATCTTAATGATGTAAGTATTCTTGCTGACATTCTAGTTATGAAAGCACTAGATAAAGAGGGTAATAAACTTTTTACATTAGAAGATAAACTTGCATTAATGCACAAAGTTGATTCTGATGTATTGTCTAGGATAGCAACTGAAATGGTTAAAGCTATCAATCCTGAAGAAGTAAAAAAAAACTAAATTCTGATCCTCAATTAAAGAATTGTTTTATTCTTGCCGATAGGTTAAAAATATCCTTAAAGGAAGTTTTACAAATGGAAGAATGGGAGTATAATCATTGGCTTGGTTATCTTCTGTTAGAACAAGAAGAACACCAAAAGGAAATGAATAAGGCAAGGCATAGATAATGGCACAAAATTTAGTATTAAATATTTTAGCAAAAGATAAAACTAAACAAGCCTTTAATGGTGTTCGTGCTGGATTAACAAATTTAAGAAGTGCAGTATTTTCAGTTCAATCAGCAATCATTGGTATTGGTGGTGGACTAGCAGTTAAATCAATTTTAAATGTTGGTTCTACTGTAGAACAATTAAGACTTAGATTTGCCTTTTTATTTAAAGGTGTAAAAGAGGGAGATAAAGCATTTCAAGGTTTAATTGACTTTGCATCTAAAGTTCCATTTTCATTAGAAGAAATACAAGCTGGTGCTGGTAACTTAGCAGTTGTTACTAAGAACGCAGAAGAATTAAATGAAATATTAAAACTTACAGGGAATGTTGCATCAGTAACAGGATTAGATTTTAGAACAACAGCAGAACAAATACAAAGATCATTCTCATCAGGTATTGGAAGTGCAGATTTATTTAGAGAAAGAGGTGTAAGAGCATTATTAGGATTTAAAGCTGGAGTTCAAGTTACAACAGAAGAAACAAAACAAAGATTTAGAGAATTATTTGGAGAGGGTGGAGAGTTTGAAAAAGCTACAGAAGTTTTATCTACTTCATTCACGGGTACATTATCAATGCTATCTGATAAACTATTTAAGTTTAGATTAGATACTGCTCAAGCTGGATTCTTTGATTTTGTAAAACAAGGATTGGCAGAAGTTAATAAATTATTAGAAACAAACGAAAAAGTATTAGCTGAATTTGGTGCAAAACTATCATCAGGTTTAATACAAGCAACTAAATCTATAATATTAGGAAGTGCAGTAATTATAGAAGCTATAAAACCAATTTTTTCTTTTGTTGGAAGTTCATTATTAAATCTTTTTGATTTCATAAAAACTTTACCTGATGGAGTTAGAACTTTTGGTATTCTAGGTTTCTTAATGCTTGGTAGTAAAGGTAAAGCATTAGTTCTTATCATTGGTGGATTTATAGATGAAATAAGATCAATGATGGGCGATCTGTTAATGGATTTTGCAGAATTTAACCAAAAAATATTAGAAATAAGAAAATCATTATTTTTAGTAAGTGATGAAAACTTTGTTAAAATATTAAATCAAAATAATCAATTAATAGGAATGGCAACTAATTTAAAAAAACCTATAAAAGAATATAGACAGGAAATAGAAGCTACAAATGGTGGTTTAGATACTACTATTGGAAAACTAAAAGAATTTTTAAACAGTTTAGAAGCTAAAGCATTAATATCTGCAAAACAAGTAGAGGAAATATTAAATAAATTAAAAGGTGCAACAGAAGAATCTAAAAAACTAGGAGTAGAATTAGGCAAAGTTAAAGATAATGTTCTTACAGGATTTAAAAAAGATTTTGAATCTATTAATGAAACTTTAGGTAAAATGGCTCAAAGTGGTATCAAAGCATTTTCAAGAGGTTTAGCTGAATCATTAATTCTTGGTAAAGAATTAAATATGACTATGAAAGAAATAGCACAAAAACTATTAGTTGATATTGTAGCATTTACAATTCAAATAGTTATTCAAGAAACAATTAGAAATGCACTTAAAAAAGATCAAGTAGATTCAGAAGCAAAAATTACAAATGAATTAAGATCACAAACTACAGAAATGAAAAAACAAGCATTTTTAAGTTTATTTACGGGTGGTTCAGGTGGTGGAATACCTTTTATGGCCAAAGGTGGTGCTGTATCAAAAGGACAACCTACTGTAGTTGGCGAAAGAGGTGCTGAACTATTTATACCAAACTCAACAGGACAAATTACACAATCAGCAAGAGGCACAGGGGGTGGTGCAACTACAGTTAATTTTAATATCAACACAGTAGATGCTTCTGGCTTTGAAGAATTACTTGTAAGATCAAGAGGAACTATTACACAATTAATTAATAACGCAGTTAATGAAAGAGGGAGTAAAAACTTAATCTAATGTCAGGTGCTTTTCCAATATCTACTGCTAAGTTTGAATCTTTAGGAATAAAGTCAATTCAAAATACTATTATATCAAAAACTGTATCTGGTAAGAAACTTGCTAGACAAATAGATGGTCAAAGATGGGGATTTACTGCCAGAGTAATTACAGCAAAAAGAAGTGATGTTTATGGCGATCTTATGGCCTTTATAGTTAAACAAAGATCAGGCAAAGAAAACTTTACTATAATCCCACCAGAAGTAGAAGATGCTAGAGGTACTGCATCAGGTATTCCTCATGGTACAGCAAGTGCTGGAGATACATCTATTACATTAGGTGGTACAGGCACAGGAACATTAAAAGCTGGAGATATGATTAAATTTGCTAATCACGATAAAGTTTATATGGTTGTTGCAGATCAATCAGATATTTCTACAGGAACACTTACTATTGAACCACCTTTAACTACAGCAGTTTCTTCATCAAATATAACTTTTGATAATGTTCCATTTACTGTTCACTTAACAAATGATGTTCAAGAATTTGGTGTAGCTGGTGCAGATAAAGATGGTAATGCTTTATATCAATTTGAATTTGATGTAGAAGAAGCACTCTAATTAATGAAAAAATATAAAATAACCCATAAGATAACTGCCGATTTTATTGCCGAAGCTATTGTCAATGAAGATGAAATAGATGCTACTATTAACGATCTTAAAGAATACAAGAAACCTAATAGCAAATTTGAATATACTATGTTAAAAGGTACAGAAAGTGTAACCCAAACTAATTACGAAGAATATGTCGAGAAGCCTAACAACAGCGATAAAGAACGAACTAGCGACTAATGATATTAGGCCTGTTCATCTTATTACTATTGGGTTTGGTACTCCTGTTAATATAACAGATTGCTCATTTGATCTAACATCATCAGTTTCAGGCTCATCAGTAACTTATTCAGCTAGTGATTTTATACTAGGTATATCTAATCATACTGAACAAACAGATTTAACTAAAGCTAGTTTGAGTTTAACTTTATCAGGTGCAGATCAAACATTTATATCTTTAGTTTTAAATGAAAATGTAACTAATGACACAGTAGATATTTATAGAGGCTTTTTAAATGATTCTAATACATTAATTGCTGACCCATTTCTTTTATATAAAGGTCATATAGAAAGTTTTGGAATACAAGAATCAGAAAAAGATAGTTCTGTAAGTTTATCAATAGTTTCGCATTGGGCAGATTTTGAAAAAAAAAATGGTCGTAAAACAAACAATGTATCACAACAAAGATTCTTTAGTACAGATGTTGGAATGGATTTTAGTTCACAAACTGTATTAGATATTAAGTGGGGTAAATCATAATGGGTTGGAAAGATGTTTTTAAAACTGTTGCTAGTCCTGTTTTAAAAGTATTAGGAGTAAATCCTTTTGTTGCTTTAGGTATTAGTCTATTTTTATCTTGGATATTAAGACCAAAAGTTCCTGAAATGGAAGATTTTGGAACTAATCAATTTGATGATTTTGAAAGAGGATTATTAGTTAATAAGCAATCTAATGATGCAAATATTCCTGTAATTTATGGAGAAAGACTTACAGGGGGAACTAGGGTGTTTATGGAAACTTCTGGAACAGATAACACTTACTTGTATATGGCTATCGTTATGGCAGAGGGAGAGATAAACGATATAACTGAAATTAGAGTAGATGATAAAATAGTTACATTTGCATCTAGTTTTTCAGATGGTACAGCAGTTGAAGTTGATAGTGGAGATGCTAATTTTTATAAAGATAGTGAAAGTTTAATTAGAGTAGAGCCTCATTATGGAACTGATGGTCAATCAGCATCATCTTTATTATCTACATTATCATCATGGGGAAGTAATCATAAATTATCTGGTCTTTGTTATTTAGCAATTAGATTAAAATGGAACTCTGACGCATTTGCTGGACTTCCAAAAATACAAGCAAAGATACAAGGTAAAAAAGTTGTATCTTATAATTCAAGTTTAGTTGCTCAAACTCCAGCATATTCAACAAATCCAGCATGGTGTTTATTAGATTATTTAACTAATACTAGATATGGAAAAGGTTTAACAACAAGCGAAATAGATTTACAAAGCTTTTATGATGCTTCACAAGTTTGCGAAACACAAGTAACCCCATATTCAGGTGGTAGTGATATAAATATTTTTGACACAAATACTGCATTAGATACCTCAAAAAATATCTTAACTAATGTTAGAGAAATTATAAAAGGTTGCAGAGGCTATCTTCCATATAGTGCTGGTAAATATAGTTTAGTTATTGAAACAACAGGAACAGCAAGTATCACATTAACAGAAGATGATATTATAGGTGGATATAGTTTAACAACTCCTGATAAAAACGAAAAATATAATAGAGTTATAGTTGGCTTTGTTGACCCAGATAGAAATTATCAAGTTAATGAAATTCAATGGCCACCTATTGACGATTCAGGATTACCAAGTGCAGATCAACACGCAACAATGAAAACTGCTGATGGTGGATTCTTATTAGAGGGTAGATTTTCATTCAGTACAATTACAAGCCAATATCAAGCAGAAGAAATGGCAGAGGTTATACTTAGAAGAAGTAGAGAAGCATTATCTTTAGGTATTACAGTTAGTTTAGATGCTTATGATTTAGCAATTGGAGATATAGTTAATATTACACATTCTTCTTTAGGATTCTCTGCTAAACCTTTTAGAGTTCTTGGAATAACTTTTAATGAAGATTTTACAGTTGGTTTATCTTTAGTAGAACATCAAGATAGTCATTATACTTGGGCAACTAAAACACAAGCAACAGCAACACCAACAACAAATTTACCCAATCCATTTACTATCCAACCACCAGCAAGTATAACACTAGATGATACCTTAATTGAATATAATGATGGAACTGTAATTGTAGCTTTAGATGTATCAATAGGTGCTTCTCCCGATAGCTTTATTGATTATTACCAAGTAGAGTACAAAAAAAGTACAGATTCAGATTTTATTATTTATGCACAAGGTTCAGGATTAAATCACAGAGTTTTAAATGTAATTGACCAATCTACTTATGATGTAAGAGTTAAAGCTGTAAATAGTTTAGGTGTTAGTTCAACTTATGTATCTGCACAAAGAACAATCGTTGGTGCTATTGAACCACCTAGTGATGTAGAAGATTTTGCTTGTAATATTGTAGGACAAGAGGCTCACTTATCATGGACACAAATACCAGATTTAGATTTAGCATATTATAATTTAAGATTTAGTGAAGAAACAGATGGTACTGCTGATTGGCAGAACTCAGTAGCATTAGTAGAAAAAGTATCAAGACCAGCAACTTCAATATCTGTACCAGCTAGGGCTGGAACTTATCTTTTGAAAGCAGTAGATAAGCTAGGAAACTTTAGTTCAAATGCTACAGCAATTATTTCTAATGTAACAGGAGTTGCTAATTTTAATACTATTTCAACACAATCAGAACACCCAGATTTTGATGGAACTTTAACTAATACTGTAATCACAGATGATGCTATTGAATTAGATTCTTCTGAATTATTTGATAGTGCGTCAGGGAACTTTGATTCTGAAACAACTAGATTCTTTGATTCTGGTGTTGCTAATGCTGACTT